ATATCATATTTAAATTACTATCATTTGGTATAATTGAAAATTCAAACACTATATATTCTAATGCGTTAATTGGTTTAATAAATATTTTACCATTAAGTTGACCTTTATCTAAAAATTCTGGAGTTGTATCAAATTTTAATTTAAATTGAGATATACCGCGATTATTTTTTATACTATCCAATATTGGGTTTAATTTATTTTCAATATCTCTTTGAGTTTTAGTATCATTAGGGTTAAATAAAAAATCTCTACACGCTTTAATCATTAAATACCTTATTTCCAATAATAAACGTCTTACATTTACTCTATTAGTTAAATAGTTAGTAGTTGATAATGTTTTATTACCCCATATTTTAAACCCAGTATATGTTGGTGTTTGTTGATATACATCTACTTTTATTAATGGGTTAATCCTATTATTATATAAATAATTAACATCCAATTTACTTAAATATTTTCCTAAAATATCTTTTCTAATATCCATTACATTAATATCCCCTCTTTCGACTCCAGCAGTTGCATACCATAAAGTATTCGTACTTTTATCATATTTAGCCATATTAGATACAACTGACGCTGTAGGTGGTAACCAAATCTCACCATTAATTTTTATTTTAGTCCATGGTAAGTAAGTTGCTGCATATGTTGTATCGTATTTATCTTCTAAAAGATTAACGACATCTTGAGTATTTAATATTCTATCATCAGAATCTACATCAGGTGTTGTGACAATATATAATGAATCAGCTCTATCAAATTCAATCATATCAATTGCCGCTTCTACCAAATCATTATGATTCATTGTGTCCAAACCAGGTGTTGCAAATAAATTAATATCAATAAAATCAGTATTTTTAAATGTCCATATACCTTCTAAAAACGCATAATAGTCTGAAGTCAACCCAACACTATTATTGGTTAATGTTATTTTATTAAAATTATCACTTAATTCACCTAATATACCTTTATCACCGTTTAAAGTATAATTATTTGAATTAGTTCTACCTTTTCTATAAACATCCCAACCATCAAACCCACCGTATGGCATTAAAGTAAATTTACGATAATTTAATTTTTCATATTGAGTATTAGCAACATTTTGTTCATCATCAAAATTTGCATTACCTACTTCAAATTCATTAATAGGTTGAAAATAATTTACACCATCAACACTTATTTTATCAGTATCAATTGTTGCACCAGTAGCATCAATATCCATATGAAAACCTTTTGTTAAACCAGTCCAATCTGTAATTGTATTACTATTTGGTAATCCTTTATACGTAAACATACTTTTATCATACCCAGTCGCATCACTTAACCCTAAAAAATTATTATTAATAATATCAGTAGGTTCATATATTGTTTTATACATGTTATATGGTGGTAATGCTACCCCACTAGTGGTTGTTTCATAATCTCTAATTGGGTAACCTAAATATCCAGCTGGAAATGATTGTATTATGTTTTCATCATTCTCATTAACTTCAATCAATATATAGTTAGAATTAGATTGGTAATCACCATTTTTAGTTCCAATCATTTTACCAATATAAGTTTTAGATTTAGGATTCATTGAACAATTTTTAAATACTTCATCAGTAAATGGGGTAAAATTTGTATCTGGGTTATCTATCGGTCTAACACTTAAATCAAATTTATAATCATCATAGTCATCTGGTTTGTTTACATCATAATCAAGATGTTGACTATTAGCTAATTTAATATTTGATATAGTTATTTTTAATAAATTAGTTGTATATTTTCCATCACCTTTAGTCCATGCTCTAAATAATTTACTTATATTAGAACCTTTTATTTGTGAAACTATCCATGGTGTTACTGAAGGTTTAAATTTATCTTTATAATTATTAAATTTATCACTATAATTAACTAACGATAATTTTATACCTTTTATTTTAGTATCATTATCTAAAACTCTAATAATATTATCATACACTTCCTCAAGATACATTGGTGTAGTTCTATCATCATTATTTCTACCTAAAATACTACCAATATAGTTAGGACTTGCATTGTCAAAATTGACTTTAGTTGAACCAGTTACATTACCAGAATCTGTCCAAGTTAATTCAAAATCACTAAATATATTAATAGTTGCCGCTGTTAATGTTGTATTAAATCCCAACGAAGTTGTACCACCACTAAGTCTAAAATTTAAAATTTCATTAGCACCATAATTAGCTCTACTTTTTAATAAAGCAACTACTTGGTCATCAACACCAGTATAAGTATTTCCAGACTGATAAACTGTCATACCACTTGTAGTACCAGATGCACCCACCCCATAACCATCATAATTATTTAAATAAAAATTAGTGATACTTAAACCACTATAAATTGAACCAAATTTTAATAATACATTAGTAACATTATTTAATGTACCAGCAGTATAACTATTATTAGTTGGAATTACTATCGAACTATTTAAATTATTAAGACTAGTAGTTAATAAATTATTATCCCATAATGTTTGTAATAATGAATCATTTGATACTAAATTAGTTATAACATCTTGTGAATCAGCTGTAAAACTAAATAATATTGGATATGTACCACCAGTAACTGTAGGGACTACAGTTTTACCATCATAATTAGATTCCAATGTTATAGCCCATGAATAACCAGCATCATATCCACTTAAACCTAGGACTCTAGTTACAAATAACGCTTTAGATTCATTTAAAAATAATTTAGCTATATAAGGTAATTCGTATCTAGGAAAATTAGTTATACCATCTACAGTTGAGCTTGGCATACCAAATAAATTAGTAAATTCATTATAATTTTTAACCAATGTTGGTTGAAATGCTGGACCAATTAACGTTTCACCAACTAAACCAAGTCTAGTTTTTTCGGTTATTGGTGCAATTACTTGACCAACTACATTAGGCGCTTGTGATGTGTAATAAATCCATGGTGCAACTGTTATATTATTTCCCATACTATATTTTTAAATTAAAAAACTTTATAGTTTATTAATAAATATTACGTTATGAAAAAAAATAAGAATATATTATGTTGTTTATTAATATATATATGTAAATACACCATTATTCATGATATTAAAATATTGTATTTTTTATTGACTAATTAAAAATTAATTCATATATTTGTATTATGGAAAATTTTTTAAATAAATGTAAACTAGTTCATAATAATACATATGATTATTCTTTAGTTAATTATATTAATAATAAAACTAAAGTAACTATAATATGTTCAGAACATGGTGAATTTGAACAAACACCAGATAAACATATTAATAGACAACAAGGATGTCCTAAATGTTCAAAAACATATAAAATAAATGAAAATGACTTCATCATTAAATGTAATGAAATTCATAATAACAGATATGATTATTCTTTAGTTAAATATGTTAATATGAACACTAATATAATGATATTATGTTCAGAACATGGTGAGTTTAATCAAAGAGCTAGTGTACACATTAACGGTTCGAATTGTCCAAAATGTATTGGCAGAGATAAAGATAATGATGATATAATAAATCAATTAAAAATAATACATAATGGTAAATATGATTATTCATTAGTTAATTACGTAAACCCAATCAATAAAATAACTATTATCTGTCCAGAACATGGTGAATTTAAACAAACGTTAAATACACATAAAAAAGGTCATGGTTGTCCTAAATGTGTTGGTAGAGATAAAAATATATCTGATTTAATAATTAAATTTAATTCAATCCATGATAATAAATATGAATATTCATTAATTACATCAACTAAATCTATTGATTTTATTGAAATAACTTGTCCTATACATGGTAATTTTAAACAAAATATTAATACACATTTACAAGGGTCTGGATGCCCTAAATGTAAAGGTTTAACGATAAGTACTAAAAAAACAAAAACATCTGGTGAATTTATATTAAACGCTAATTTAATACATGATAATAAATATAATTATTCAAATGTTAATTATCTTAATTGTAAAAAACATATTAAAATATCATGTCCAGAACATGGTGAATTTGAACAATTACCAGACACACATTTACAAGGGTCTGGATGTCCAAAATGTGGTTTAAAATATAATAAATCAGAAGACGAAGTTAAAAGTTTTATTAAATCATTAAATATAGAAATTATTGAAAATAGTAAAAATATTATAACACCGTTAGAGCTAGATATATATATCCCTTCACATAATATTGCAATTGAATTTGATGGGTTATATTGGCACAATGAATTATTCAAACCATCAAATTATCATTTAAATAAAACAGACCAATGTGAATCTAAGGGAATTCAATTAATTCATATATTTGAAGATGAGTGGTTATATAAAAAAGATATAGTTAAATCAAGGTTAAAAAATATATTAGGGATAACTGAAAATAAAATATTTGGTAGAAAATGTATTATTAAAGATGTTAATACAAGGGATAAGAAATTATTTTTAGATAATAATCATATACAAGGGACTGTTGCATCATCTATTAATTTAGGGTTATATTATAATGATGAATTAGTTTCTTTAATGACATTTGGGAAAGGTAGAATAGCTATGGGCGGTAATTCTAATCAATATGAATTAGTTAGATTTTGTAATAAATTGAATTATAACGTGATTGGTGGTGCCAGTAAATTACTTAAATATTTCATTAAAGTGTACCAACCAAAGGAAATAATTAGTTACGCTGATAGAAGATGGAGTCAAGGTAATTTATACAAACAATTAGAATTTACAAATACTAAAACATCAGCACCTAATTATTGGTATATTATTAACAACAATAGAAAACATAGATTCGCTTATAGAAAATCAATATTAGTTAAGGAAGGTTACGATTCAAATACGACTGAACATGAAATAATGAAAAATAGAGGAATATATAGAATATATGATTGTGGAACTTTAGTATATAAAAAAACCCTTAGTTCTTTAAGCTAAGGGTTAAAAACCCTAGGTTTTAATCTAGGGTTTTTTATTTTTTAATTAATCTTAGATATTATCAAAACTAGCACCAGTATTCATAATATTAAATTCTAGCGTGATAAACTCTAGTGCCCTAGTAGGTTTTAAGAATATTCTTCCTACTAATTCACCTCTATCAATTGATTCTGGAGTATCATCAAGAACAACTCTAAAGTCAGTTAAACCTCTATTAGCTCTGATGTTATCCAAGATTGGATTAACAAGAGTTAAGAATTGATTTCTAACAACTGAATCGTTTTGTTCAAATAATAATCTAATAGAAACAGCAGAAATAAGTTTTCTAGCTTGTAATAATAAACGTCTAACGTTAATTCTATTAAGAGCTGTATCTTTAACTTGAAGCGTTTTATTTCCCCAAATTTTAACACCATCAGATGCAAAAGTTGTTATTGGGTTAATTCTTGCTTCATAAAGTATATCTCTATCTTCTTGAGTTAATTTAACTCTAGCTTTGATACAATCTACATTACCTCTATTAACACCAGCTACAGCGTACCATGGATATGCTTGATTATCAGTTAAAGCTATGTTTCTTACAACATCTCTTGTTGGTGGCATATAAACGTATACATTATTTTCTGTATCATTTACTTGAATCCAAGGCCAATAAGTTGCAGTATAATTACTATCAAATGAATCATCTAAAGTATCAGCAACATCTTGTGGAGACATAACATCACCAGCTGCGTCTATATCAGGTAAGTTAGCGATATATAATGAATCCGCTCTATCAGTTTCAATCATTTCAATTGTAGCTTCAACTAAGTTACTATTAGTAAATAAATCAATACCAGGTGTAGCAAATACGTTAATATTAACAGCTTCAGGATTTCTAAATGACCAGATAGCTTCTAAGTATGCGTAATAATCTGAATTTATACCAGAATCACCATTAGATAATGCGATTGCATTAAAGTTACCTTTAGTTTTACCTAAAACACCTTTTATACCGCTTGCTATAAATTTATCATTATTAGTTCTACTAGTTCTATATACATCCCAACCGTCAAATCCACCATATGGTGCAAATGTAAATTTACGAGCAAATACTTCTTGATATTCACCACCTTGAACACCAGCTTCAGTTCTAAATTCAGAAATACCAGTTTCAAATTCAAATATTGGATAATGATAAAGACCAGTAGTTGGTGTACCAGAAACCAATATTTTAACATTATCAATCGTTGCACCAGTAGCGTGAATATCCATATGAAAACCTTTTGTTAAACCAGTCCATTGATTAAGTGATGCGCTATCTGGAATACCTTTATAAGTAAAGAAATCTTCTTCAATACCTTTTAAATCAGATAATCCTTGATAAACTTTTCTTTTTTGTGTACCAGTAACTGGATAATATTGGGTACTATAACTAATAGATGGAGCAATAGCTGTACCAAGTTGTGTATCCGCATAATCTCTAACTGGGTAACCTACGAATCCAGCTGGGAATGCATCTGATATGTTAGTACCTTCATCCATTTCTACTAATATATAATTAGATTTAGAAGCGAAATCACCATTTAATGTACCAATCCTTTTACCAATATAATTGTTAGAAACAACATCCATACTTAATTTAGTATATTTTTCATATACACCTTTGTTAGAATCAGAATCATAAAAATTTCTAACTTCTAAATCAAATTCTTTATCATCTGGTTTAATGTTAGTAATAGATATTTTAAATAATTTATTAGCGGTATCACCATCAGAAATTGTCCAAAATCTAAATAATCTAAATAAATTCGAACCACGTAATTCAGAAACAACCCATGGAGTAACTGCTGGCTGATAAATTTGTTTATACTTAGCGAATTTAGTAGAATAATCAACTAAAGATAAGTTAATACCTCTAATTTTACTCTTAGCTGGGTCAACATTATAATAATCATTAAACATTTCAGAGAACATCTCTTCAACATATACAGCAGTTTTACCATCTTGTGCATTTCTACCTAATACTTTAGTGATGTAATTATTTTTAGTTTTATCAAATGATACATCATATCTAAATTTACCTGAATTACTAGAAGTACCAGTTAATGCAAAATTACCTTTAGGGTCAGAAGCTGCATCATTATCAGCTAAATCTGTACTAATCGCAATTGGACATGTACCACCAGTAATTTCAAATGTTAAATTTTCATTACCATCGTAAGAAGCTCTACTTTTTAATAAAGCAACAACTTTATCCTCAACTTCAGTATAACTTGTCCCAGCATAATAAGCTGTAACACCACTTGTTGAACCAGTAGTAAAACCACCACTCATAGGACCAATAGATGTTAAATAGAAATTACTAATTTGAGCACCACTAAATGTTACACCAGATTTATTATAAATAATAGGTGTACTAACTAACGAACCAACATTTTTAGTTGGTATTGTAACGAATTGAGAATCCAATAATCCATTATCATATAATGTTTGGATTAACGCATCACTTGATGTTAATGCAATAATATTATAATTTGAATCAGCTGTAAAACTAAATAAATTAGCGTTAGTAATACCAGCGTTAGTGTTAACGATTGTAGTAGGGTTAATATTAGCTTCTAATGTTATAGCCCATGAACGACCAGCATCATATCCACTTAAACCTAGAACTCTAGTTACAAACAGTTGATTTGTTTGTGTTAAATAAGATTTAGCTACATATGGTAACTCATATTTAGGAGCACCAGTATCTTTATTTTTTGACGCATTTAATCCACCAAAAAATGAGGTGAATTCACCATAATCTTGTACGAAGATAGGTTGAAATGCTGGACCTTTTGTAGTTTCACCAACTAAACCTAATGTTGTTACTCCAACTGATTTAGTTACAAATGATAAGTCCTTTTCTGATGTGTAAACCCCAGGGCTCACAAATACTTTGTTTGGCATATTCTTTTGTTTTTATTTTATTATTCTTTTTATTACTTTATAATAAATATACGGAAAATTTACAAAAGAATCCATATGATATAGAATATACCATAATTTATATTATTTTTTTTTATATTAATAATATAGTTAAAAAAAAAGACCATGAAAAGAGATAAAAACTTGAAAATAACTACAAAACATACGAACTACTTAAAGTATTGTGAAGATAATGGTCTTAAAATGTTTGTGTATGCAGAAACATTAATTAAAGATAAATGTATACCTAAAAGGGATATATACGGTGAAGATTAATTATATTTTTTGTATAGGTGACACTATATTATTTTTTATTAGTATGTTTTCAAAATAATAATTAACATTTATTTTATCAGTACTAGTTAATATATTATTATCATATTCTAAACCATAAATTAATTCACCCCAAAATAAATTATTAATATCTTTAATTAAAAAAACTAATTTAGTTTCATCAAAATTATCAACTTCAAATTCATATTTAAATATAACACCATTTAAGTGTTGTAAAGACATTATATAATTACTATTTTCCTCTTTTACTATATTATCTCTTGTCTCTATTATATCTGATAATATAAATGGTTCATTATTAACCAAAATATTAATTTGACAACTACTACCATATGTGGCACCATAAATTAAACCAAAATCATTAACATCTTTCCAATTTTTATATGTTACTTGATTATTTTGTTCTAATATAGGTATATTAGTATTACATTCTATTTGATGTGTTAATATGTAATTCGATTGTATATCAGTTAATTTACCAATACTCATCTCAACACCATAACCTAAAAATTCTATCTTTATATTATCCATATTATTAATTTTAAGCAACTGTTATTTCAATTGATGGGAAACTAGTTCTAGTAGCAGCTTTACTTCTAGGATTGGTTGGGAAACCACCAGAACTATCTGTTGTATTCGTCCAAGCTATTAAATTATTAACTGGACAAGCAGAACCAAATAAGTTAGTTGTTGTTCCACCAACAGCCACACCAATAACAATCCAACTACCACCACTAAAGGTTAAATTTTGACCAGATTCAGCAACTATTGAAACAGAATTTAATGTTGAAACTGTACCACCAGCACTCTGACCAACCAAAACAGCTGTTAAATCTTGACCTCTATAAATACCTATTCTAACACTATCAGAACCAGCAATTGAAACAGAAAAATCAACTTTACTTATAGTTAAACCATAAGGTATTTTAAAATTTAGATAGTAATCATTCGAACCAGTACCTACTGCAACACTAGACGTTGCTATTGGGACAACTAACACACCAGAATTTGGTAAGTTATAATATGTAGTAGCTGAAACAGTTGTTGCTGTCATTCCACCAGTAAAACTGGTAGCACCAGTTACAGTCCCACCAGTAAAAAAACCACCACTAGATGGTAAATTATAATATGTTGTTGCTGATATAGTATTCGCATATAAAGCATTACTAACATTAGTACTAGTATTACCACTACTTTTGATATAAAAACTTAAAGTATCTAATCCTTGTATTTGTTTAACTTTTATTTTACTCATGATATATTAATCTTTCTTTTTATATAAATACTTATTAGTTATCGATTATTGTGATATATTATAATAAAATGATATTTTATCTGTATTATCTAATTCATAACCAGATATTGTTGTGTTCCACATAAAATAATCACCAGATGTTACACCACTAAAATACCTAACACCAGATAATGTTCCATTTGATGAGAAATAACAATCTGATGTCACAACACCATCACCAACCTCAACATTTAAACCGTTTACAGTAACACCAACATAACTATTAGTTATTGGTGTAGCACTTAATCTAACCCCAGTATTAAAATCATTACTAACTGTTGTTGCTGAAGTAACTTGAGATTTATTATTAAAATAAGGTATTGATTTAGGTAAATTATAATATGTTTCAGCTGAAACTGTTGTAGCTGTTATACCACTATTATTAGCAGTAAAACTTGATGTTTTTATTGTTGTCGCTGAAAATGTATTAGCAGTTAAACCATTATTAAATACAGTTCCACCAGTTACTGTTCCACCACTCAATGGTAAATAATTACCACCTAAGTTATCAGTAACTGATAACCCAACTTGTTTAGCAACAATAATAACAGATGGTGCTAATGGTCTTATTGGTGCAGTTGCAGCACTTATAGCAGTTATTTGTACAAGTGTACTTGGAGATGAGAAATAAAATTCAACATAATCGTTTGCATTTAATTCAAACATAAAAGATACGAAAGGTAATTGATATGTATTGTTATTTGCAAAACCTAATGTTGAAGAAGTTCTAATTGCATCATTACCATTTATTCTAGCCCAAATAGTCACATCAGTTGCAGTACCAATACCAGTTTTTTGTATTTGTGCTGAATAACCTATTTCATAAACACCTTTATTAGCAACTTTAATTCTAGAGTTATTAACAACACTAATACCATTAGATAACTCAGTTGTATTATAAGTCCATGCTATTGGTGTATCAGCGCTTAATATTGGTTGTGTTGTAGTATCAGAAAAACTACCATAATAATTAGCAGAAAATCCAGTAGATGTTAAACCAGTTATAGTAAATGTACCACCAGTATTATTTGTAACATATATATTACCACCATTATATGTACCACCAGTTGAATAAATATCTGTAGGTAAATTATAATATGTTGTAGCTGATATAGTATTCGCTGTTAATCCATTTGTAAAAAATGTTGCACCACTTACAGTTCCACCAGTAAAAGTTGAACCACCAGTTGTACCAGATACAACTCTACCATTTATATCTACACCTAAATTAGTTAATGGTGTACCACTACCTAATGTTAATATGTTAAATGTACTTGCAGTTGCACCACCAGTATTACCAGTAAATCCATTTGTTTGTATTGTTGTTCCAGAAATATCACCATCAGCTCTTATAAATGATGTAGCATTTCCAGCAGCATTAAGACCTTCTAATAATCTTGTAACATTATCAGCGTTTCCAGTACCATTTTTGATACTTAAACCATCTAGAGTTGAATTTATTACTATTTCTGGGTTAGCTGAGTTATCATACGCTTGTTGAAGTGTAGTTGTTGATAAACCACCAGTACCACCAAAACTTTCACCAAATTTAGACACAAAAGTTAATTTAGCATAAGCTGGATTGGTCAATGGTTGTCCATCAGTCCCAATATCATTTCTAACCGAAAGTACACCAATAAGTATACCAGTAGACTCTGCATTAGGATAAGGTATAAATGGCTCTGATTGTACTGCTGCAACAGCGGCAGCTAAACTAGCGTATTTAGTTTGACCATACAAAACATTAATAACACCAGTAGGGTACATGTATATTCTTTGATTAGTTGCATCATCAAGATTAGCGTTACCAATACTAGTTATTACACCACCAACATCATAATTACGAGGGTTAATAACTGTAACCGAACCACTAGTACCACCAGTTTGTGTTCTATAAAAAAATGACGCTGGTGCTTTTGCAGCAATACTAACATTATTAGGACTTAATTGGTTGTTATGCCAATTAATACCATTTCCCCAAAGAATACCAGCTGAAGTATTAAAACTTAGATTAGCACCATTTGGTGAAGGTACAATTCCTTGATTTATCAATCTTATAGGTGACCATAAATCACGCAAAGATGACATTGGTGACACATCGTAATCCGATTGATTATTTATGTTTAATATACTCGTTCTATTTGGGTGAGTAATCTTACCCAAATAGATATTTTCTCTTCTTTCTTGTGGAGTTGGGAATGTAACTTGTTGTGTAACAGTTAAAGCACTAGTAATTAAAATATATGTTGAATCCGCTGAACCAATATTAGTAACTGGTATGTTTGTACCTCCAGTATAATTAATACCTAAAACATCTGGTAATAAAGCATATTCATATGTATTTCTAACTATCCAACCTTTCAACGGTGCAATATTAAAAGTTGTTGTTGACGCTGTTGTCATACCAGTAAACTCAAACAAACCAGTAGATAATGTGTTACCTTCTAATACATTTCGTTCTAAATCTGTAAGTGATAAAACAGAATTTTCATTATTAATATTAACAAATAATTTACCAGTTGTAGTACCAGTTTGTACTACATAACCAATACTATTTGTTCTAGCAGTAAGAGGGAAGTTTAAATATTTTGTAGCATCATCTATTTTACCTGGTACTGTATCTGAAGCATAAACCAAAGAACCAACGGTTATTCCAGTCAACTCAATATTAGAAATAATACCATAAGTAATAGCAATACCTTCAGTATTGTTAGGTATGATTTCAGCAGAAACACCAACGATATTAAAACCAGTATGTTTATTCACAGCTAGAGTTACAGATGGTAATCCGCTAATAGCAGAAAGTATTTCCAAAGCTTTACCTCTTTGGATATCAGTACCAGAATTATTAAATACTCTAAGATAATTTTGTTGACCTAAGTTAACAGTAACACCTTGATTTATTGATGTATTATATGATAAAGCTTTTTCTGTATTATCAAAATAAACAGTACCAGCTTGTGTTGCAGCACTAGTTGTACCAGTATTAAATACAATATAATCAACTTTGTTTATACTAGTTGCAGATATTGTTGTAGCAGATAGAAAAGGTGTAAATAAAGTACCAGTCATTGTATCACCAGTTCTAGCTACTCTATCCCAACCAATTGGAAGTATTGAGTTAGCTGTTGTTCCAGATGTGTATAACACAGCATCAGAAGTGTTTAAACCCAATTCGCCTAGCAATAAACTACCAGCTGCTGGGATTTTACCAGCAATATTTGAACGTTTTAATAAAAACGTATTATTTCTATTTGCCATGTATATAATGGTATGTCTTAAAAATCTCTATATAGAGTTATATTTTTGGGTTATGTAACCTCTATAAAATAAATATGCACAATCCTTGAATTGTGCATATTATAATTGTTATATTTTTAAAGTAAATACTTTCCTCGGTCAACGTTAATAAAAACCCCCATCTAATGTATCTCCATCAGCAAGAACTCTAACTCCATTAGGTGCATTTGAATCACCATTTGTATTTCTAATTACAATATCACCAATTGAAGAATAAAAGTTTCTATTTTCATTACCAGTTGCAGCAGTGTATTCAGTATTAGGTGAAAAATTAGGGTTTAAGTAAGATACACCAATATTTAATGTTGTTGCTGTATTTGCAATACCTGAACCATCTTGAATTGTCCAACCAGCACCAACAGACGTAGCAATTGTATTTCCAGTTGGGTTATAGTTAAGTATGATATTATCGTCTTCTACATATAATTGACTAGTAAATGCTGAAACTGAAGGACCAAATACTGTTAATGAACCTTGAATTACCGCATCACCAGCAACATTTAAACCACCAGTACCAACATTAACTGTACCATCTGAAGGAACACTAAATGTATTTGTTCCAGCATCATATGTAAATCCAGCTTCATCAGTCAACAAACCACCAGTACCAACATAAGGAACTCTACCAGCTGTCAAGTTAGATAACGTTAAACCAGACATTACTGTAATGTTTATTGTTTTATCTACTTGCCCTTGGTTTTGTGATAAAGTAATCAAATTACTTGCTGAATTGTATGTCAAACCAGTTACATATGTATCTGTTGAATTAATACCAGTCAACGTATACGTACCACCAGTATTATTGGTGAACGTAGCAGTACCAGCATTGTAAGTAGCACCAGTTGTGTATATATCTCTAAATCCAGTTACACTAAATGTTCCGCCAGTACTATTTGTAAACGTAGCAGTTCCAGCTGCATCAACATAAGAAACCGTACCACCAGTTACAACAACATCAAGCAACGAATCAACATTGAATGTACCACCAGTACTATTTGTGAATGTATATACTCTTGTTGTATTGTTTGGTGTACCACCAGTAACTGTAGAAAGACCAGTAAGACCAGAACCATTACCTACATATGTTGTTGCTGATAAAGTACCATTAACAGTTAAACCAGTCATTGTATTTATCAATGCTGTTAAATCAGCTTGACCAACATTTTGTTTAATTGTTAATAAGTTATTATTGTATGTAAACCCAGTAATATATGTATCAACACCAGAAATCCCTGAAATATCAGCTAAAACAAACCCATCAGTAGTACCAGATAAGAATTTACCAGTTAAGTTTGTTACACCACTATATTCAGTAATTTTATTTCTAATTTTTAAATTATAAAGATTAGAACCAACCTCAAAGAAATTACCATTTCCACCATCACCAGCTGGTACCCAATCATTTGTTCCACTAGTAACACCAGAGAACATCATTATACCAGCAGCAGTGTTAACTATTGGTTCACCAACCAATAATGTAGCACCAGAAAAAGGTGCTGTTGAATTTGTATTATTTTTTAAAATAAACCTTGTACTTCTATTTGCCATTTTTATTTGTTTTTATATGAATATATTATTATTATTATTAATTATAAATATGTTATTATGTTTTAAAAATTACCACCATTCAATGTATCATCCATAATTACCGAATTATTAGCGGTTATTTGTCTTAAATTATTTTGACTATCTAAACCTAAATCTAATGTAGGTGTATTAATTTTTACTATAGATGTCCAAACACTAGATGTACCACTAACCGTATTCACATCTCTAAATCTTTTAGCTGGGATACCAATATTAATACTAGCATCAATTTTAGGTGTAATATCTGTGTTAAATTGAGTATATCCACTAGATAAATTAATTATAGAATCACCACTACACGAAACAATAGTATTAGTATTAACTGCTGTACATGCTGAAATATTATTTGATGAAATACCATTTGCAATTAAATTATAATCAGTCTGCATATTACCACTAAAGGTAATAAAATCAGTACCCATAAATATCTGAGTATTACCACTACAAGAAAGTATATTGTTAGAGTAAATACCAGTACAAGCTGAAAATACTGGTATGTTATCACCATTTGATTCAACAATAAAAGTTTGAGTTACATTTGTATTTCTATTCTGGCTCATATTATAATATATTTGATGTTAAGATAAATTTACTAGTATCGAAAAAGTTCTTATTAACTTTAACATAAACATTTGAACCAGCGTCTATTATTATTAAAGAACCAATTGGTAATTGTAACCCATTAAATACTTCAATATTATCAACAATAATTTGTATGTTACTTATGTTTTCAATACTATCAATCTGATTTAGATTTATACACAAAACTATACAACAATGTTGTACTTCTCTTAACAACTTCAAAATTAATTTTAGGTATAATTTTACTATCAATTTCTAGCATAATCATTGCTCTATTTATTGATGGGATTATTTCAAATTTATCTGAATCTTGAACGTAACCAATTAATTTCATTTCAATTGGTTGAACATAAAATCTTCTATTTTCAAAATCATCTATATTACTTTCATCACCAATATTTTCTAACACTATAGGCATTGGATGACCATTAACTTTAACGTAAAATTGTATCGATTGAAAAGCTTGTTGAACTTTATAATTTAATTTATTTAAATCTCTCATTCTATTACAAAATAATCTAACTTCATATAGAAAATCAACTGAAACTGGTTGAGGTATTTTATAAGTATCAACACCTCTTCTACCACCTTCAAATGTTGGTACTTTCATATATGTATAATTCTGTCTACCAGGTATATTATACAACCCAGCTTGATTAGTTCCAACTTGTGGATTAGGTTGTCTAACCACAGTAATAAAAGGCATCTTAATATTTTTAAATTTATCAGAAATTTGCCAAGTTTTACTAAATTCAGACCATCTTTGTAATGTTAAAAATATTACTGGTACTTTTTCACCATCAATAACTATTTCTAAATCATTTTCAACAAATTCTATAAATCTTTGGTCAACATCTTCATAACTAATACCTCTAGGTAAAAATGTACTTTTATCAGCTATATCATCAAGAATATCTTGACGTTGTTCAAAACCAACATGTTGATTTATAAAATTAATATCCTTTCTAAAGCCTTTTGGAAGATTTGCCATGTTAATTTTTTTTAATAAGAACGAAATTCATTATCATCCACTGGAGCACAAACAACAGTTCTAAATGCACCCTTATAACCTAATATAGTGTGTTTATTATCGTAATTTTTTCTACCATCATTAGCTACTGAAAAGAATCTTACTTCATCTTCTGTAACTGGATAACCTATATAATCACCATATGATATTTCAACATCTAAATCAATTAATTGAGAATCATAAACACCAAATGTAAATTGACCATCTTGTAAATACCTAAGACCACCAGCACCAGTATTATATGCTTTATTTTCAGGTTCGTTCATAATTGGAAGAACTTTTAATTCTATAGGTGGTAAATATTTAATTTCATCCATAGACGCTTCATTATAAACACTATCAGATGCTGTATTAATTCTATCAACACGATAAAGTATAATGGTAAAATTACCATCAGCTTCAAGACTTTCTCTACCGAACCCAATTTCTAATTCAAATTCTGAACTAGAAAAAAATTTATTCACTCTCGTGATAGGAATCTTCCTTGGTGTTGCCATAAGTTTTTATTCATAAATATTAACGAAAACATAAATATGTCTTTAATACTTGATTTTATTTTAAAAATGGTTATATTTATTCTTTAAAACTATAATTTAAGAAATAAAATATAATATAATTTTGATAAACTTAAACGATATAAAGGGATATTCAGCAATCACAATACTTAAAGAGTATGATGGTAAAAATCCTTATATTAAACTATTAAAGAAAAAATTAATTAAAGTTGGTAAAATTAATCTTACCGATACACAAAGTAATTACATAATAGATAATCATAAAAAAGAACCAATTTTAATTAATAAAATTGTGGCTATTACTGAATATTTAGGTGAAGAATTAAAAAAACAAGAAAAACTTACATTTGTACCTGAGAAAATTTTAATTGAATATATATTAGCTGATTCAGATAAAACATTTCATGTTTATGGTAAATTAAAAAGAAATCAAGAGAAATCTGAAATGTATTTCTTACCTAAAACACAAGTATTAGATGACCCATACTTTGAAGAAATTAATATTGAAGTTGATTTTGATAAATATGAAAAATTAGATAAATTTAAGAACATGAATGGTACAGTTGGAAGGAAAGTATTGGATTTACAAAAAGATGGTATTAAATTCCTTCTAACTAAGAATGGAGCCATTCTAGCTGACGAAATGGGCGCTGGTAAAGGGATTATCACTACAGCGCTAGCTATAACACCTAATGGACTTAAATGTTTTGGTGATTTAAAAGTAGGTGATAGAATTATAGGTTCAAATGGTAAACCATGTAATATAACTGGTGTATTTCCACAAGGTGTTAAAGACATATATAAAATAACATTTAATGATGGTTATAATATAGTAACTGACGGTTCTCATTTATGGACAGTATCGACTAATAACTCTGGTGAAAATTCTAAAAATAGAGAAAATCGTTATGTTACTATAAGTACCGAACAAATGTTGGATGAAAATCTAGTATTAAAACAAAAAGGTACTGGTTGGAATGAAAAAAGACCTTACAAATTTAAAACTTATTATAAGGAACCAAACGGTAATAACAAATGGCAAATACCGATTGTTAGTCCTATTCATTTTGAAAATAATGATGTGTTACCTATTGAACCTTATTTATTAGGATTATCTTTGGGTGATGGTCATTTTACTAAATCATCTGCTATTATTATACAATTACATAAAGATGACTTTGATGAATTATTTCAAAATGTATTATTAACTGAGTATAAATCTTCTGATAATAAACGAATAGCGCACATTAATTACCATAGTAATGATTTAAAAGAATTAAAGTTAGAAAATACTCGTTCAGATACTAAATTTATCCCAGATATTTATAAATATTCTAGTATTGAAAATAGACTCGCAATATTACAAGGGTTAATGGATACTGATGGACATTGTTGTAAATCAAAAAATAATGGGTTTACTGGAACTGAATATTGTACAGTATCAGAAAGATTAGCTAATGATGTTGCAGAGATAGTACATTCTTTAGGTGGTATAGTTAGAAAAAGTAGTAAAATTGGAAAATATAAAAAAGAAGATGGTACTATTGTTGAATGTAAAAGAGCTTATAGATTAAATATTAAGATGCCAGAACAATTTAACCCTTTTAGGTTAAAACGAAAAGCTGATATTTATTACACACCTAAAAAATATAAAGTAGGTAGATACATTAAAAATATAGAACCATGTGGTCAAGCTGAAACTGTTTGTATATCAGTTGACGCTCCAGATAAATTATATGTTATGGAACATGGTATAGTAACACATAATACGCTCCAAGCTACTGTCGCTGCGTTAGAATCTGGAGCTAAAAAAATATTAATAGTTTGTCCATCATCAGTTAAAATAAATTGGCAAAGAGAAATTAATTATTATCAAGAATTTGATATAGCTATTATTAATGGTAAAGAATGGAAAGATGCTAAATTTACAATTATTAATTATGATATTCTTAAAAACTTCCATACTATTAAAACTGAAACTAATAAAGAAAAATATCATTTAATTGAAAACCAACATTTATTAGATTCTAAATTTGATTTATGTATTATCGATGAAGCACATAACTTAAAGAATAAAGATAGTAAACGTGGGGCTATTATGAGTGACATATGCAAGACTATTGATAAAGTATGGTTATTGAGTGGTACACCAGTTGCAAATAGACCAATGGATTATTTTAATTTGTTGAAATTGATTAAATCACCATTAACTGAAAATTGGAAGTATTTTGCTACTAGATACTGTGAGGGTAGACAAATTACCACTACGTTAAAAAATGGTTTTAAAAAGAAGGTATGGTTAACGAATGGAGCTTCTAATCTTGAAGAGTTATCGATTAAAACTAGAAATATATTTTTAAGACGATTAACTGAGGATTTTGTTGATATGCCAGACAGAACGGTAACACCATTAATAAATGATTTAACCAAAGAGCAGAAGAAACAATATGAACAGTTATGGGAAGATTATTTGATTGAAAGAGAGAATAATAAAAAAACTGTTAATATCCAAAGAGATTTAGTTGAGTTAGGCTTATTGAGAAAGTATATGGCTATGGAAACTATTCCACATACAATTGAATTAGTTGATGAGATTATTGAACAAGGTAATAAAGTAGTTATATTCACATGTTTTACTGAAGAATTACTAGCATTAGCTAATCATTATGGTAATAAATGTGTTGTGCATTATGGCCAACTTAGTGATAAAGAAAAACAACGTTCAGTAGATGAATTTCAAAATAGAGAAGATGGTCCAATGGTATTTATTGGTAATATTATATCAGCTGGCGTTGGTATCACTTTAACTAGGGCACACTATGTTGTATTTAATTCATTTGATTGGGTACCTGGCAACTCGGAACAATCAGAATTTCGATGTTTCAGAATTGGTCAAAAAAATAATGTGAAAATATATTATAACTTATTTAACGATACAATTATAACTAAAATGTGGCATACATTAAATTATAAAAAAGAAATAATTAATAAGATTATCGGTGGTAATAAATTATCCGATAATGAAATAATTGATATAATGGTTAATGAAATATTAGAAGAAGATGAAAAATAATGTAAGAGTTTTTGGAATGGAAGGATGTTCATATTGTAAAGAAATGAAAGAAATCCTAGAAAAAAATAATGTTGAATATAGATATGTTGATATCGACTTACCAGATAATCAAGATGAAGTCTTTAAAGTATTCAATGTGGCACAATCTGAGCGAATACCAGTTATTGTAGCTAATAATAGTATACTAATCCCAGATAAATCATTTGAAACTCTTGAAGAAGCTTACGATATAATTAAAAGAATTATTGGTTAATATTAGAATTGTTTGGATTATTAGATATTTATTATTAAATAATAAAGTAATATGGTTCCAAATGAAGATAGATTAAGGATATTCGAACAATTTCGTGTATCCATGGGCGCACCTTATAGAAAGGTAGAATTGGATGATGACCAATTATGTACTCTTTTAGAGATAGCTGTTGAAGATTATGCACAATATGTAAATGAGTTTTTAATCGAGCATCAGTGGCAATCATTATTAGGTCAGAATGTTGATACAACTGATATGGCTTTTGCATTAAGTGTTAGAAGTCTAGATTTAACCACACAATATACATATGCTTATTCCAAACAAGTAGGTCTTCAAACAAGAGGACCATGGGAACTTAAAAAAGATTATATTAATATTGAAGCTGGTAGACAAGTTTATCAAATACCAGCTGGTAGAGAAATAAATGAAGTATTATATGTAACTCCACCAACAACTGATAAAGCTTTATTTGCTAATTATGGTGGTCTTAACTATGGTTTAGGTGGTGGATTTGCTCAAATTGGTACTGGTGCTGGTGGTTCTGGTATGCCTGGAGCTGGTTATGGTGGTTATTATATCGCACCAGCTTATGATATATTACTTACTGCAAGTGATATGAATCTTAAAGATAGAATTCTTAAATCAGATTTAGTTTATAAAATTACTGCTGGACCAGATGGTACTAGATTATTACATTTATTGAGTACGCCTGGTTCTAAGATATCTTTTGGTGGTGCTATAAATCAAACTGGTATAGGTGGTGGTATGAATTTACTTGGATGTCAAGTATGGTATCACTATTATGATACAACATCTGAAAATGTAGATGAATGTAGAGCAGCAAATTCAGATATTATTATGTTACCAAATGAAGTGCCATTAGCTAAATTAGATTTCTCTAAATTTAATGAGCCAACTAAAGTATTAATACGTCAATTATTTATTGCTGAAGCTAAAAGAGCGTTAGGTAGAACTAGAGGTAAATTTGGTGGTGTTATTGGTATAGAAGGTGCTGAAAGAACAATGGATTATGATTCATTATTATCTGAAGGTAATGAAGAAAGAAAAGCTGTATTAGAAAGATTAGATACTAGATTAGATAGACTTTCTTCAACAAAACAATTAGAACGAGGCGCTAATGAAGCTGAATTCCTAAATAAAAATTTAAAATTTCGTCCCATGGGGTTCTACATTAAATAAAAATAATGGGGGGGGGGGGTAACCCCCCTTATTTATTTAGAAATTCCATTCATCATCATTAATGTCATTACTTTGAACAACATCAAGAACTGGTTCAGTTATTAATATAGGTTTATCATCTTCTAAGTCTATATATTCAGTTTTAAATTCATTGCAATTATCTTTATTTAACCACATATTAAATTTATCATCATAACTATAATCACCTTCAATAGTGTTAATAAATAATTCACGCTCTTTAACTATCTCTAAATAATCGAATATATTGGAAACTGAATAAATAGATTCACGCCATTTTTTAGATATTAACATTCCAGTTTCTTCATCAATATAAAATAAGTCAGCTAAAGTTCTATATAAGTCACCAGTTTCAGTCATAATTTGAAAATCGATAGGTTTTAAATTCTTACATATAGTATCAAACATTTCTTTCTCTTTAGAAATACCATCAACTTTCATTTTAGCTAATCTAATATGATAATCAGCTCTAATTATTTCCCATTCTTCTTCTTCAATATTATTTGGTATTTTATTAACTGAATCCCAGAATCTAATTTCTTTATCTTCCATAGTCATAAGAGCTTCATAACTATCTTGGTCAGATTCTTCAAAAGGTTTACCAGCCATTAATTTACATTGTTTCTCAGTAAATACATTTCTATCTTCTAACTTAAGTAATTTAGTTTTCCTATCTTTAACTACATTAACAATAATATCATATCTAATTTCTGGGTCAAAACAAACTAATAATGGTTTAATACGTTTATTAAATGCTTCTAAATATTTAGGTACATTATATTCAGTATTAATTAAATTAGGGTCTAAATCAATTTGTTCTTGAGGTATTAATTTACAATTAAATTCAACATGTGTTTGACCGTTATCTTTATTTTTAATAGCTTTAATATCACTATGTGATTTTGCTTCACCAGTATTAATATAATAAATTGTATCACCTAAATTAACATCTAAATTATTAGCTATAATTAATTCCATATAAGCTTGTCTAGCTTTAGCAGCACCAGCTTTATTAGTTCCTTTACAATAAACATCAACATAATTCTTAGGTGTCATTTTAACCCTAGATTTTGAAGCCATTTTTAATGCTGGTATTTGGTAACTATATATTTTATTTACATGTTCGTAATAATATTCAATAAATTCATAACCTCTATCATCCAATAACATTCTAACACCCTTATCGATAAATTCTTCGATATATTCTGGCATTGCTTTAGATTTAATACTATTACCAACTAATTTAACTTTACCATCAATATCGTTAGCGTAATTCTTTCTAGCAAAATTTATTGTAGCATCGCAAATATCATCAATATCTAATCCCATTCTACCTAACATATAAGCTTCATTGAATTCAGCTAATACAGCATCAAGACCAATTAATTCTTGACCCACTTCATAATGATTAGTTTTCCAATGACTAGCGTTTGTAAAATATTTAACTTCATCAATATTTTCTGGAATAGCAAAGTTACAACCATCTGTATCTAATACCAACGCTCTAAAACCATATTTCTCAGTAAAGAAACGAACCATTAAACGTAAATATTGTCTACCTCTACATGTTGTTTCCTCAGCACAATCTGAATCACCCCAGTTAAATATATAAGGAGCACCATACGCACCAAAGAATGAGTTGGCTAATATTTTAAGAGGTAATTGTTTCTTATCATAATTGGAAGCTAATTTCTTATGTTTCTTAATTGCTTTCCCTACTTTTTCAATTTCTTCTGGTGTTAAAGTATCCCTTCTTTCTTCTAATTTAGTTGCTAAATCTTTTGATTTATCTTTATGTTCACTAGTTAAGAATTTAAATTCATCACGTTTATCAACAACATAAGTCAATAGACCCTCCATAACGCCAGATATATCTAACGATGGGAATATACCATGTGTTAACTCTGTTTTTGGATATAACGCAGCGAAATCGGCCTTCACAACGTTCTTAGCAAACCCTACTTCAAGTAATCTTGAAAGACCACCAGTAAACTCTCTTTTATTTTGTAATTCAGGTATTGCTAAATTATTTTCATATGACCAAGCAGCCATGATTAATTTCCATTGACCAGCTGTACCCATTGTAGAACTTCTCATATAAGAAGTTGGTAATATTTTAGCAATTAAATATGCTGCTTGATTATATATACCATCAACTTGTTCAGTTTCCCAAAGGTCATCTAATAAATATCTTTGAACAATATAATCTCCTTTAACTATTTTACAATTTTCTTCTAATTCATTATCATCTAATAATCCCCATGTACCATTAGTGTCATTAAACCAATGGTCTCTAGTATCAGACCAAGTTTTATTAATAACATCACCATTAACATAAACTCGATTAGGTTTTGCTACACCAGAAAATTGTGTAATATATTTTAGTGACCATTTTTTAATACTTGAATTAATGGCTTGTGCTCTACGAACTGAGTGTGAGATATCTAAAACATTGATACCCCATATATAAGTCTGTTTATAAGCTTCTTGTTCACCACCAAGCTTAAGCATAGCATCTTTTCTTTTAACTTTTACATTAGGGTTTAAAGTTTTAACTATATTATGAAAATCTAAACCTAATCTTTCACATCTTTTTTCTATGAAAGGCCAATCAAAGTTCTCTGAATTATATGCTGTGATAATATCTGGTTTTAAATCATAAAGTATTTTAAAAAATTCTTTAATATTAGTACGTTCAGATGCTCTACGTTCTTTACCATCAGCACCTTTAGTTTCTAAAATTATTTCATAACCTTTATTATCTTTTATACCGATTTGAAATATACCATTAATATCTGGGTCTAATCCTTCGGTTTCAAGGTCAAATTGAAGTCTATGAACATCATTATAATCATCAGTTCCTTTAAATAAACGTTTACCAGTTTGAATAAGAAATTGTTCGTCTGGTGAAAAAGCTGTGAATAATTTTCTATTATCTTCATGTCTAGGGTCTACACCACCATGTCTGAAAAAATCTTGTAAAGCTGAATATCCTTGACCAGATATAGTTACTAAATATTTATAACCATTAGACATACGTTCTGGTTCATCACCATTATCATCTAAAGTTCTTAATTTTTTGAATCTAATACTATTTTTTTTACAAATTTCTTGTATTTTCCTTCTATTACCACCATAAAGTCTTTTAACAACTTCTTCTTTAACCCACATAAAAGGTTTGAATTTGTGTAATTCGATACGTTTACCAGTTTCTGGGTCATTAATAATTAAGTAGACGATATTTTCAGAATATGAAGATTCAATACCTACAATATACTCTTGAGAATCACTCCCTTCAAGAAATTGTTCGATTACTTCAAAACTAACTTTTTCCATTTCCATATATATGTTTTTTTTACAAATATAGGGTAAAAATTTTAATAAACAATAATAATATTATTTTTTTATACTACCTTCTAAAATTTGGATATAAAGTTCTTCTCTAATAGGTACGATTAATGTTCCAGAACCATCTAAAAATTCAATTGTAAATTGACCTAAATAGGTTCCTGGTTTTGAGGTTTCTTTTTTAGTGAATTTATATGTTAAATAGTATTCTTCTATACTGCAACCAACATATTGTGTCTTAGGTGACAACCCAGCAATTTTTCTAGAAATATGTTTAACACCAGTTTTAATATCAGTCATACTAAAATATATGATAGCATTCTGAACTAAATCAAAAAAATGTGTATAATTGTTTATACCATCTTGAATAAGTTCAAGTTTTAATACTGGCAATGTTGAGTTTTTGTTAATTTGGAAATCCATATTATTTGTTTTATTATAAATATCTATAAAACGAATAAAGCTGAGACGTTATCCCAGCTTTTTTTATTTATTATTGTTAGTTATCTAATTGTCTCCAAGAAGTTCCATTCCAACCAAAGAAATGTAAGTTAACAGTATCAAATACCATAGTACCAGCCCCACCATTTGGTACTGGGGTTGTAGCACCATTAGTTAAACTAGTATAACTATTTGACGCTATTTTAATAGCACCCCCAACGTCTAGTTTTTCAGTTGGAGAAATTACACCTATACCTATTTTACCAGTTGATACTGCAAGTTTAGATGGATTACCAGTTATTGCTGAATAAGTTCCGCTTCCAAATAATACCCCACCTATATTAATACTATTAGTAGCTCCACTTAGTAAAGTTACATTAGTACCAATAATAATATTATTTGAACCTATATAATTACTGATAAAACTTTTACCAGCGTTAAATCCAATTAAATTAGAATAAGATGCGCTATCTGCATTATTACCAGCTCGATAACCAAGGAAATTTGAATATTTTGCATCAGTTGCCCCACCCCCAGAACCATCACCAATGAAATTAGAGTTAGTAGCACTATATGCATAAGCACCAGCGTTATAACCAATGAAATTTGAATAAATTGCGTCAGTCGAACCTTGACCAGCACCAGCACCAATGAAATTTGCCAATGTTGCATTAGTCGCCTGATATCCAGCAGATGTACCTATGAAATTTGAATTACTAGCATTAGTCGCATAAGAACCAGTTTGAAAACCAAAGAAATTTGAACCATACGCACCACTTGCACTATCACCAGCTTGAACACCCATGAAATTTGAATCACGTGCACCAGTTGCACCTTTAGCAGTATTATTACCTATGAAGTTAGAGTTAGTTGCGTTAGTAGCACCACTACCAGCTTGATAACCTAAGAAATTAGAAGTACTAGCACTAGTCGCACGATTACCAGCTTGATAACCAAAGAAATTTGAATCATTGGCATATGTTGAAAAATAACCAGAATTAGTACCCATAAAATTTGAGTTAGTAGCACTAGCTGCTACATAACCAGCTTGAGAACCAATGAAATTTGAACCAGCTGCACCAGTTGATTGAAAACCAGCATTAAAACCAAAGAAATTGGAATTATTAGCGTTAGTTGCATTCCAACCAGCATAATTACCAATGAAATTTGACCCTGATGCGTTAGTTGCATCATAACCAGCATATTGACCAGAGAAAGTTGAATTACTTGCATTAGCTGCCCTCCAACCAGTATTTTTACCAAAGAAATTTGAATTAGTTGCACCACTTGCTAGTTGACCAGCTTGATAACCTAAAAAGTTAGAGTAAGATGAATTAGTTGCATTAACACCAGCAAGACTACCAAAGAAATTAGAATGTCTAGCATTAGTAGCGCCAACACCAGTTCGATAACCAGAAAAAGTTGAACGATAAGCATTTATTGCACCAGCACCAGCTTGACTACCAATGAAATTTGACTCATATGCACCAGTTGCGTTCAAACCAGCACTAACACCAATGAAATTAGAAGATGATGCATTAGTTGCTCCTTGACCAGCACCAGCACCAAAGAAATTTGAACTAGTAGCTCCAGTTGCGTAAGCACCAGAATTAGTACCGATGAAATTTGCATTATAAGCATTAGTAGCGCCACTACCAGCATTATTACCAATAAAATTAGATTGAGCAGCATAAGTTGCTTTATAACCAGCATAATAACCAATGAAATTTGAGTTATTCGCATTAGCTGCATCTTGACCAGCAAAATAACCAAATATATTTGAATAATTTGCGTATGTTGCACTAAAACCAGCGTATAAACCAAAGAAATTTGAATTATAAGCGTTACTAGCACCTTGACCAGCACTACCGCCAATGAAATTTGAATTATAAGCATCAGTTGCATTAGCACCAGCATAATTACCAATGAAATTAGATTGGTAAGCATTAGTTGCATACCCACCAGACCCACTACCAATGAAATTTGAATAAGATGCGCCACTTGCTTGATACCCAGATTGTGTACCAATGAAATTTGCACTACCAGCGTTAGTTGCTTGATAACCAGCACTATAACCGATGAAATTAGAATAATTAGCGTTATCAGCTTGATAGCCAGTACTATTACCAATGAAATTTGAATTAGATGCATTAGTTGCACTTTGACCAGCACTATTACCGATGAAATTTGATAGATAACTATCACTTGCGGCATTACCAGCATAATAACCTAAGAAATTAGATTGATAAGCGTTAGTTGCTAACTCACCAGCACTACCACCAATGAAATTTGATTGATAAGCGTTACTAGCAGAACTACCAGCCGATTGACCAAAGAAATTTGAAGCACTAGCTCCAGTTGCATTAGTACCAGCATAATTACCCATGAAGTTAGAAGCACTAGCATTAGTTGCTTTATAACCAGCATAATTACCAATGAAATTAGAAGAACTAGCATAAGTCGCACCGCTACCAGCAATAGTACCAATGAAATTTGAATCATTAGCATTACTTGCGTATTTACCAGCTTGTGAACCAATGAAATTAGATTGGTAAGAAACAGTTGCTTCATAACCAGCATAATAACCTAAGAAATTTGAATGATGTGCATTAGTTGCGTTTTGACCAGCAGCAACACCAATGAAAGTTGAATTAGAAGCATCAGTTGCAAAATAACCAGCATTACCACCAATGAAATTAGAACTACTAGCATTAGTCGCACTACCACCAGCAGTAGCGCCTATGAAATTTGAATTAGATGCATCAATTGCATTTTCACCAGCCCCTTGACCGATGAAATTTGAACTACCAGCGTTAGTAGCGTTCAAACCAGCGCTAACACCAATAAAATTAGATTGGCGCGCAGCAGTCGCATTTTCACCAGCAGTAGCGCCTATGAAATTGGAATAATAAGCATTAGTTGCTTGATTACCAGCTTGATAACCTAAAAAATTAGAATGATGTGCACCAGTTGCAACAACACCAGCATTCCAACCAAAGAAATTAGAGTTATTTGCATTAGTAGCAGCAAAACCAGCCCCTTGACCTAAGAAATTTGAATTAGTTGCACCAACAGCTTGATAACCAGAACTGGTACCAAGAAAATTTGAATTAGCTGCATTGGTCGCTTGATAACCAGCACTATTACCTAAGAAATTTGAACTTGATGAGTTATTTGCGGTATTACCAGCATTCTCACCAAAAAATATTGAATATGTAACACCACTTGCATTTATACCAGTATTAGCTAATCCAGTTGAAAATAAAGAAGAAGTATTAACCACTGATATAGGACCACTACTACCACCACCAGTTAAACCAGATACCACATTACCATTAGAATCAATACCTAAATTAGTTATTGAAGCAGTCGCACCTATAGTTCTTAAATTAAGTGTATTTGCTGATAATGAACCATTTATTAATTTATTTGTACTCATATTTTTTTATTTAATTTTCTTTATAGTATTTTAAAAAATCATTATCAATAT